GCTGCCGATGAACTCAAACGCCGAATTCATGCCTGCCCGGATCGTGCCGACCAGATTGGTGAGACCGACGATGAACGGAGACAAGAACGTGTGAACGACAGCGCCGGCGACCTTTAGCACCACGCCGACTAGATCAGCCATCACGCCGATCAGCTTCAGCACGCCCTCGACCACAGTTCCGATCAGCGTGAACACAGGGGCAATGACTTGAGCGATTGGCGAGGCAATCGACGTGATGCCCTCAACCACGCTGCTGATGCCGTCGGTGAACCCAGCCAATCCGCTCTGAATCGCGGCAAACGCGCCGATGAACGGCGTCACGAAAACGTCGGCCAAGCCTGCAAACGCTTGTGACGACCGATTGCCGGCCGCAGTCACCTCTTCCATCGCGAAGGCCAGGTCGTCCACCTGTTGAGCTTGCAGCTTGCCCATGGTGGCATTGAGCTGCTCAAGCGTGATCTTGCCTTCAGTGAGGCCGGCGGCCATTTCAAAGGCGCGGTCTTTGGCGTTCACGAATGCCTTGCCAAGGTTGAGTGCCAGCAAGGCACCGCCAATGAACGGGTTGGTAAGGCCAAGGGCAGCGGCGGCCACGGTGCCCATTGCACCGCCGCCGACGGCCAGCCCAACGCCCAACGCCTTGGCCGCGAGGATGAACGTTCTGGCGGTCGCTGCGGCCTTCAACAGACCAATGGCGAGATCCTTCACCCCAGCAGGGTTCCGAATGGCGTTGAGTGCTCGCCATTGCACGTAGGTCCACGCAACGTCCTTGCCGAACTTGATGACGCTGACGCCTGCGTCGGCAATGGATTTGGTGGCATCGGCTACGCCTTGAATCGTTCCGCTGACGCCGTTTAGCACACGCTCGGCAATGCTCGCGTTCTGCGCCAGCCTGCTCGTGGACTCGCTCGCGGCGTCCATCTCGTTCTTGGCCTTGGCAACGGCCCGGCCGTAGATCTCCTGCGTGAGCAGGCCCTTCTGCAGCATCTTGTCGAGCCGGCCAACGGTCTCGGCGTACTTCTCGGCTGGCGTCCGCACCTCTGCCGTGATCTTCGCAGCTTGGCGAAACTCGGCCGCCGTAGCCTTGGCACTGGCCCCCACCTTGCTGAGTTCGCGGTCCGCCTGCGCGACGCCGGCAGCGACGCCGTCAGCGTTTGCGGTCAGCTGGAATGCAAGGTCAAGTTTCGCCATCTGTCTGCGGTTTCAGTTTGCTAAGTTCTGCGGCAATTTCTTCGGCCGTCATCGGCGGCTTGCGAATCGGTATGAAGTCTTGCGGCTTTGGTGTCCTGCCTCGAACGTGCGGGGCGATTGTCAACGCGGCCAGCGTGCCCGTCTGTTCCCACTGCCTCCCGATCGGCTCAAAGAACCGGTCAAACGCCAGCAGCTCGCGGTACGTTGTCAGCGGCAATCCTTCCACGTACTCCAGTGACCATCCGGTTGCGAGGCACAGGCGAATCACGAAGAGCCGGCCGTCGGGCCGGGCTCGGAGTTTTTTGCCAGTTCCTCAATGCTTTGATCGGAAAGGTTGTTGTGCTCCATGGCGGCCAGCCAGACGCGATTCATCACGCGGGCCGACTTCTGGGCCAGCCGGGTCACGTCGCCGTTGTCAAACAGCCTGTTGCCCTTCTCGTCCACAAGGCATCGCACCAGAAACTTGGTGCGAAAGTCATCCACGCCGGTCTCTTTCTTGCGCTGCCATTCGTTCTCGTACGCGTCCCGCTCGCCCACTGTCATGACGCGGATGTAAACATCACCGCCCCATTCCGGCACGGTTAGCTTGAGCAGCCCAAGGTCATCGGCGGCCAGGATCTGATCTTTCGTCAAAGCGGGCATGTCACGCGGCTCCAATCTTGAATGTCACGGAAAAGGTCTGCAGTTCACCGACTGACGCAGACCACCCAAGCGTCTGGAACATGGCCGAAGGGAATGACCATGTAACGCCCGGACCTCCGATAGATAGAGCAGCCGTCAAGCCGACGCTGGTTGTTGCCATTCCAGCCGTGCCGCGCACCGTCACCGACACGGTGCCGCCGTCAATGTCAGCGGCGGAAAACTTCTTGAGCCGGTTGGTGGTGTTGCGGGAGGTGACCTCAACAGCGTCTGCCGTGACGCCATCCACAGCCACGGTCACAAGCTCGCCCAAGGTGACGGCACCCCAAGTGACGGTAACGCCTTGGCTGACATTCGCCACGACGGCCTCCCGTCGTTAGGTGCGGACCTTAAACGTCAAGGACTGCTTGACCAGTTCGCCCACGGCGTACGCCACGCTCGCCGACGACACAATCGCTGTGTACGTCGTGGTTGCGAAGACGAGGTTGCCGCTGGTTCCAATGGCAACCGCTGTAGACCCCAAGGCTTCGCAGCTGATCTCGTCGTCTCTAAGCGCCGGCGTCTGGTATCGCCGGCCCTGCCCGGTCGCCAGCCCGAGGTGCGATTCATCCAGCAGGTCGCCACCAGGCGTTACGGTAACGCTCGTTACGGTGTAGGTGCTGCTGGCGAAGGTGAACGTGTTGCCCTGAGAATCGGCTGCCATGGTGGCGTGCTCCTGTGTGTTTCTGGGGCCGTGGCCCTGCGTTCAAACTAGGGTTTAGGCAGGGCTCCCTTCCAGTTACGTCACCCCGTCGATGGCGTTCTGCATGATCGCCTCTAGGTTGGCCTCTAGCGTCTCTTTCATCACGCCCTTGTTGTTGAAATACGCCAGCCACGCGTACCGTCGGGGCACAATTTTGCCGCGACCGGCCCGCGGTGGGGTGCCACGCTCAAGGTAAGAACTGTGGGGAGCAACGCCCGATTTGTAGCCAACCAGCCCCACCACGGTGAGCCGTTGCTTGCCCCCATACCGCCGGACGACGGTGCCGGGAGATTGCCTCAGGCGGCCGGAGAACACCCTAGCTTGCTGTACGTTGTGCCGCAGAGATTTCAGCGCCGGCTGCAAGGCGTGCTCAACGGCCTCAATTACCTCGGCGGGCTCAACCTTAAATGCTTTCGCCAACGCGTGCCTGCGGATCCAGCGACCGTCCTTGGCCGTGGTGTTGATCTTGAACGTGACTTCGCGGCCCATTACGTAGCCTCGTTGATACGGAATTCAAAAGACTGCTGCACGTTGTAGTAGGGCAGCATCTGGTCATCGGCTGGCATGTCCACGCCGTCGGCTTCGGTGACAAGGGTGGTGCGTTGGATCGTCACGCCGGCCGTCGTGCCGGTCCAGCCGTCCACCGCCAGGCGGACGGCTCGAGCGATGCTCTTCACGTTCGTGTAGGACGTGCCGTACGTGGTCAGCTGCAGCGTCACGACTGGGTTGCCGACGTTGCCTGCAAGAGACTGCGGGCGTTGCACGGCGGTCCGCTGGTAAACCACCAGCGGGAGCGGCGTGTTTTGCGGCGCAATCATCGGGTAGATGCGACTGCCGACCAGGGAAAAAACAGCCGTCTGGCTCGTTAGCCGCTGAAAAATGAATGCTTCTGGAGCTTCTACAACGCTCATGCTGCGGCCTTTTCTGTGCAGATCAGTTCCACGTACCAGACGCGCTCGTATTCGTTGATTGCCCCGATTTCAAGCGTGCGGTTTCGGTATATGACTCGCATGCTGGTGCTGACGCCGGGCAAGGCGCGGATGGTGACCTTGTGACCTAAAAATCCCACCACCTCGGCGTACCGCTCGGCCTCGCGGCCAGACAGGGATTGCACCCTGGCCCACACCGTCGCAAACGTGGACCACGTCAGCGTTGCCTCGCCCACGGCGTTCTGCGCGTTGGCCGGCGTCTCAATGGTGATCCGCTCGGTGAGTTCTCCAGCGTCGATCATCGGTAGGAGCCCCAACGGATGGTGTCGAGCAGGGCTTTTGTGCCCATCGGCACTTCGGTCAGGGCGGCCTCGGCGGTCATCTCGCGATTTCGCCAGAGGTGTGCCACCAACATGAGGATGGCGGACTTCACCGGGGCGGGCACGCTCGTGCCGTCCGACGAGTAGCCGGCCCACCACGTGACGGTCGTGCTGTTCTGGTCCACGAGGTGCGTGGGCCATGTCTTGCCGTACAGCGGGCGAGCCACGCCAGGAGTGGCCTGCCGGTCCACCCGGTACTCCGTGGCGTCCAGCGTCGTCGTAGAGGCCCCAGCGGACGGCGTGTAGGTAATCGTCACCGCCGTGGCCGTGCCCGATTGCACCATGGGCGGGCGCGGCAGCTCAATGTCGAGGTTGGGCACGGTGCCTTGTCGGCCTTCAATGTTGTTGCCGTCAGCCTTCAGGCCAAACTGCACAGGCGAACCGACAGGCCCATAGAACGAATCCAGCCGCATGGTCCACTGGGTTGAGCAGAATGTGCGGTCGGTGTAGTCCTCAGCCCAGCGGGTCGCGGAGCTGATCAGCGTGCTGATCAGACTATCCTCGGCCGTGCTGTCGATACGCAGGTGGGCTTTTGCCTCTGCCAGCGTGACCGGATTGCTGGCGGGCTCTGTCGCACGGACTAGGCTGCGATATCTCATCGGCTGGGTTTCCTTCCTCGGCGGCGCGGAGCGTCGGCCGTCTCGACGTTGCGGTGCTCAACCGCGGCGACCTCGAGCAGCGGCTGGTCATCGCGGACTAGCTCCACGCCGCCCGTGAGCAGCAAGCTTTTCGCCGGCCCGCTTGGGTACTCAATCACGGCCCCCTTGCTGTAGCCGTTCATGGACCGCGTGAACCGAAGCAGAACGTGGTCAGGCCGCATTGGATGCCTCCCCGTGTTCAACAGATCCCCACGCCTCGGCAGGGCGACGGCCGCCCTGGTTCCAGTAATTGCTTGGCGTCTGGTAGACCGGCTTGAGATCTCGCCCCGGCCATGTGATCTTTAGCTCGGCGTGGCCGATTGCGATTTGCGGGGCAAGCCCCAGCGTGTTGCCGGCTTTCTTGAACTGCTTCCAAAGGTGAATGTCAGGGTCCACTCGCGGCGGCTCGCCTGGCTGCGGATCTCCCCAGTGCCCATCGGCGCAGGGCTTGCCGAGAAACCACGGGGCAGGCGTCCGCTTCAGGGCCTCGCTGCGAATCAGCGTGCACCCGAAGTGTGCGGTGTCCACCGGCTGAATCACCGCCTCAAACCAGCTGTTTGGCAGCTGCACCATGCCGATGCTGCCGTCGTGCCCCTCAGGCGTAAACATCGGCACCCCGTCGTCACGCTTTGTCTGCAGCGGAGCCACAGCGTCATAGCCAGACACCATGGCCGCCGTCATCAGCCGCTGAACCGTGTCGGCTTCAAAGACGGTGTCGTAGTCAATGGCGAGGATCCAGTCCGTTCGCTCCACCATGTCCACAAGCACCCTGTCCAAACATTGTTCCCAGAAGGCCCCGGTGAATTTGGTGGGCCGAATGCCCAGAGGCATCAAGGCGGACATCACGCAGAAGTAGTTGTCGGTGAATGCCAGCCGAGGCAGGCTGAAAGCCGCTTCAACTCTCAGTTCGTGCTCAACGTTGCCAACTTGGACTTTCACGGCTGCTCCTATAAACGCCAACGGGCGGCCCGGGCGTACCGAGCCGCCCGCATGTGGGCGTTATCTCTGATGCGTCAAGCGTCAGGCGTTGGCAACGTTGTTGACGCCGGATTCGCTCGCGGTCACCGCGTGCTGCTCGGCCTTGCTCAGCCGGGCCGCGGTGACAACCGCCACCGTGTTGCCGGGGCTGGTCACAACCGTCAGGTACCGCTTCCGGCCGCGCAGATCGACGTTAAACCGGGCAACCGCTCCGACGTTCGCACCCGTGGTCGCGCCGGCACCAGCGGTGACCGACAGCCCCGTGATGTCCGTCTGGCCCGAGCCGGCCGCGTCGGATTCCTGAACCTTGCAGACGCTGGCATACGCCGAGGTCGTCGCCGTGAACGGCGAGTAGACCACGTCGATGCTGGCGAACTTGAAGCCCGCCGTGTCGATCTCGTGCGAGTGAGTGGCCGACGCCGCGACGCTCGCCGCAGCCTTGACCACCGACTTGGCACCGGAATGATGATTCATGGGTTCATTCTCCTAGAAAGGTGTCAGGTTCAGGCGAG